ACTGGCAGAGCCAGTCCGATCAGGACAACATCACCCACTGGGCGCGGGTGCCGCTCCTGGCGCGTATCGGCGTGACCGACAGCGAACCGGTGCGCATTGGCGGTTCCACCATTGACATGCCGCGTGACACCGACATCCGCTACATCGAACACAGCGGTGCGGCCATCAATGCGGGGGCAGCCTCGCTGGAAAAACTCGAAAGCGACATGCGCACCGCCGGGGCGAAACTGCTGACCAAATCCATCCAGTCGCTTACTGACAGCCAGGCGAAAGACGAACAGACGCGCGAAGTCTCTGCGCTAAAAATGTACGCGAACCGCCTGGAAGACGCCATCGCACAAATGCTGTGGCACTTCGCGCGCTGGCTGGGGCTGCCGGACGGCGGGCGGGTAGAAATCAGCGGCAACATGGATATCGACTACAACCCCGCCGTTACCATGCAGATGCTGCGCGAGCTGCACAACGACGGCATCCTCTCGGCGGAAACCGTCTTCCGCGAGGCGCAGAAGCGGGACATCATCAGCCCCGACCTTGATTGGGAAGGCGAACAGCTGAAAATCCGGGCAGGCGGCCATGACGCTGGATGACGACCTGATCCTGTGGCAAATCGACCAGCTGCGCCACGACGCCTGGCTGCGCAAAGAGCTGCGCGCCAAACTGACGAAAACCCAGCAAGAAGCGCTGGCGGTGCTGTTACAAAGCGCCAACCTGAGCGGCGCGCAGCTGCGGGAAATGCGTAACATTATCCAGCAAGGCTACAACGCCGCCGGCAAATGGTTGAGCACCAGCCTGGAAGCACTGATGCCCGTCGCCGGCGATGCCGTGGCCGACATCTACACAGCGCACACGGGCGAGGCTTTCCCCGTGCCGGACCACTACACACTGCCGCTGGTGGACGGCGCAAGCGTGGAAGAATGGATGACGCAGGCGGGCAGCAAACAGGCCTTCACCCTGAACCGCCTCGCCAAAAGCGCGGAATACAGCACCGCCATGAGCGCGGAAATACGGGAAGCACTTGCCAGGGGCGATGCGCCCAGTGATGCCCTGGTACGGACGGCAACCGCGACCGCTGCCGGTGAGGCCAACCTCGAAGTCATGCGCAAAAGCGGCAAAGTCAAATGGCTGCAGCACAAATCGCACCTGGACAGCAAAACCACGCTGACCTGCCGCGCGCGGCACAACAAACGCTGGGACGCAAAAACCCTCGCACCCGACGGCCACGACTACGAATTCAAACAACCGCCGCTGCACTGGAACTGCCGCAGCATCATCAAGCCGCTGCTTGATGACCACAAAGACGCAGAAGACGACTACGACTTCGACGAATGGCTGGAAAAAATGCCGCCCGCCATTCAGGACAAGGCGCTCGGCAAGGGCAAGGCAGAAGTGTGGCGCAAGGCGAAAGCACGGGGGGAGAAAATCACCGTCGCCGACCTGCTTGAACAGAACGGGCGGGAGTTGAGTCTGGAAGCCTTGCGGGCAAAATATCCACCGTGGCGGCCACAGCAAGGCGGCACGGCACAGGAAAAAGCGCGCTACGACATCATCACGCGCGGGCAGCAGGACGGCAAAGAACACGCGGCGTTGCTGGACAAGGACGGCAACGTGCTGGCAATGGTGGATGGTGGAGCCAAAAAAGTATCAATGAAAGAAACCTTGGAGCGGTTTAATGGGCAGGGAGTATCGCTGCACCATAACCATCCCGCCTCAACCTCTCTTAGCATGCAGGATGTCATGACAGTGGCCGATTATGGCGTCTCTGAGATGGTGGCCTATGGCACCTATGAAGATGCGGAATACAGGATCAGACCAATAGCCAAAGACACCGTGATAAAGGCGGAAACCTATGAGACATATCGGGGTGTTACGTCCGTTTTGCGTGCAGAGGTTCAAGGCGGGAGAATGACCAAAACACATGCTGATGTGCTTTTGCCGCATTTGGCAAATATATTGCTGGACAAAAAAGCCATTATTCACTACGAGGCTGTTAAAATAAGCGAAGCAACAAAAGATGCGCTTGCCGCACACCGTGAGTTAGTCAAGAAAATATTGAGAGAGGGGAAATGAGCAAATACTACATGCACGACCTGACGCCGTTCAGCCCGGTTGCAGAACTCGAAAAGCTGCTGGATGAAATGCGCACAGACCCTGAACCCGACGAACGTCTGGCCGAGCAGATTGCCGATGTGGAATGGATGTTGCAAGAGTCGCGAGAAATGGATGCTGCTTTGGCAGCAGGTAAAACGGCAGCCGCCTGACATGAACGCTCGCGCTGGCTGCCCACTATTATGCAGGGCAGCGGGACAAAGAAGGAGCTGACGAATGACAACCCCGGGAATCCTGATTGACCGTACTACAAACTGTTTTAGTTACCCTGAAAACATCCGGGCTGAAATAGAAGAAATGAAAACACTGGAATGGGAAAATCCCACTGACTTGCAGGAAATATTGCGGGAAATGGCGGAAGACCTCGCCTTTTCCGAAGAACTCTACGGCAAGCCCGCTGCCTGAAATACCACCTTACCCACCAAGCCCGCGCAATGCGGGCTTTTTTCTGGAGCCCATCATGAAAAAAGACCTTGCCCGCTACATCCTTAACACCCTGATCGCTGCCGGGATGGAACCCGTGCGCCTTGATGCTTACCCACAAAAAGGTGTCCAGCGCACATGGCGCCGCCTTGTCCGTACAGGGCTGGTTGCCGGGGTGCGCCGGTATGGGTGCTATCGCGGCGTCCTGACCTGGGCAGGGCATGAATACCACGCCAACGAAGGCTGGGACTTCTGACCCGCAAGCGCAAATTTGCACCAGGTAACGAAACAAAAACTTACACCCCGCTTGATGCGGGGTTTTTTATTAGAGAAAAACGATGAGCGAAAAAATATTGCACTTTGCCATCCGGCAGGAAGAAGGAGCGGAAGGTTCATTGCCGCTGGAACAATGGGTGTTCGCGCAGGGTGATACCCTGAAAACAGACAGCCGCATTGTTGCCAAAGTTTTTGAGAAGAACCACAAGGAAGTCTTGCGCGACATCCGCGAACTGCGCGGCAAAGACACCGGTTTTGCAGAGCGCAATTTTGCGCTTTGCTTTGAAAACAATCCGTTACAGAACGGGAAGGCGTTACCGTACTACGAAATCGCTTTTGACGGTTTCATCATGCTGGTCATGGGATATCAGGGGGAAAAGGCATTCGCGGTCAAGTTGCGCTACATCAACCTGTTCAACGAAATGCGCGAGGTGATTGCCGATTACAACTATAGCGTGATTGCCAAACTGAGCAAGGCTCTGGAGGTTGAAGCCATATCCCGCCTCGCAGACAGTCTGGCGGGGAAAGCCTTGCGGCGGCGGCGCAGTGAGAAAGTGGTGAACCTTGCAGCCATCCGTGCGTTGCGTGAACAAGTACAGCCGGACATATTCGCCTTGCTGGCAGAAGACTAAGGGGGGCTCGTTTTGAGACCCCCTTTTTTCGTAAAGGGTGCCTCAGTTTGATGCACCCCTTATCCCGCCCATTATTTGGAGAAACCCATGAAGACTTACAACCCGATGCACCGCTATCAGAAAGACGACGCCGGCAATGACGGCGGTGGCAGCGATAAGACTTACACCCAGGCTGAAGTGGACGAACTCGTTGCCGGGCTGAAAAACAAGAACGGCGAGTTGCTCGGCAGCCAGAAACAACTGAAAGCTGACCTTGCCAACATGCAGGAGCAACTAAAACGCTTCGACGGCATCGACCCCGAAGCGGTACACAACATCCTCAAACGCTTTTCCGACGACGAAGAGGCCAAGCTGATTGCCGAGGGCAAGATTGACGAAGTACTGAACCGCCGCACGGAAAGGATGCAGGGTGCGCATCAAAAGCAGGTTCAAGGACTTGCAGGCGCAGCTTGACGCGGCCAATAAACGTGCCGAGCAATTCACCGGACGCGTATTGAACGACGCGGTGCGCGCTGCCGGACTGGATGCGGGCATCCACAAGAGCGCCGTAGCGGACGCCATCTTCCGGGCGCAAGGCGCCTTCGTGGTGGATGAAAACGGCGAGCTTGCCGCGCGCGAAAACGCACTGGACAAACAGGGCAAACCGCTCACCCTCAAAGCCTGGTTTGACGACATGCGCGACAGCGCGCCGCACTGGTTCCCGGCACCGCAAGGCGGTGGCCTGGGTGCAGGCAGCGGCACAGGCGCGAAAAAGCGCGGCGGCATGACGGCGCAGGAAATCAAGGCCTACATTGACCGGCACGGCATGCAGGCTTACCTCAAATTACCCAAATAAGGAGACATTCTTATGCCTACCACTCTCAACAGCGACATGAAGATCTACAACGATCTCGCACAAACCGCTTATCTCGAACGCTTGCAGGATAACCTGCAAATCTTCAACGAAGCCTCGAATGGCGCCATCACCCTCATCGACGAACTGATTGAAGGCGACCTGAAAAAACGCGCCTTCTACAAAATCGGCGGCAGCATCGAGCACCGCGACGTGAACAGCACCGCTGCTGCAGCAGGCAAGAAAATCACCGCTGGCGAAATGGTCGGCGTCAAAATCCCCTTCAAATACGGTCCCTACGAAGCCACCGAAGAATCCTTCAAGCGCCGCCTGCGCAGCCCGGAGGAATTTTCCCTGGTCGTCGGCCAGGACTACGCCGATGCCCTGCTCAAAGGTTACTTCACCTTCGCTGCCGCCGCGCTGGATGGTGCCATCAGCAACAACACGGCGATGCAGGTGGCGAAAAAATTCAGCACCGACGGCAAAAAAGTGCTGACGACGGGGATGCGCGCCTTTGGTGACCAGTTTGGCTGTCTCGCCCTGTGGGTGATGGACAGCGCCAGCTACTTCACTATCGTGGAAAGCGCCATTGCAGAAAAACTCTATCAGGAAACCGACACCGTCATCTACGGCGGTCTGCCGGGGACGATGGGCATCCCGGTGCTCGTCACCGACCAGGCGAAGGCCAACACCATCTACGGCCTGCAAGCGGGCGCCATCACCAACAGCCAGTTGGCCGACTTCCGCAGCTACCCCATCAACACCCAGGAAAACCTGACTATCGGCGTGCGTGCGGAAGGCGCGTTCAACCTCGACGTGCTCGGTTATTCGTGGAAAGACAGCGCGGGTGCGAACCCTGACCTGACCGCACTGGCGGCAAAAGCCAACTGGGAGCAGTACGCCACCAGCAACAAGAACACCGCCGGTGTCATCATCAACATCACGGAGTAAACCATGCACCTGATATACAGCGAAGGCGGGGCGGAAGTCCCCGCCCTGAGCGGGTATTACCGTAATCCGGCCTACTTCACCCGCTGCGAGCATGATGCAACACTGGTGTATCTCGCCCCGGGGCATGACCACATCGGCGACGCCTATCGCGCGCTGGGTGTGCCGGTGATGCTGCTGGACGGGACGCCGTTGCCAGAACGGGAACCTAAGGCGGAACAGCATCCGGCAGACGATACGGGGAGCGACCCGCTCGGCATCAATACCCTGCCTGAAATGCCATCGCAAGAAGCGGCAGAGGCGACACCGGCAGAAGAAGCACCGCCTGAGGCAATGCTGGCAGAAGAAACACCGCAAGAAGCCGACGATGCGCCGCGAAGCAAGAAGGGCAGCAAATGAACCTCAGCGTCGAAGACCTGCTCTTGCGCTTCGGTGCCTCGGAAATCGCCGAACTGTCTGACCACACCAACCGCCGCGATATGGATGCAACCGTGGTCGGCAAGGCGATTGCCGATGCCGAAGCGCTGGCGCGTGGTTACTACAACGCGGCGGGACTCAACGCCGTGGCGTTCGATGCGGCGACGGTGGCGCGCATGGCCGACATCGCCGCTTACCGCCTCTGCGAAGACGGCGCAACCGAAATCCGCGAGAAACACTACAAAGATGCGCTGGCGTGGTTCGAGCTGCTCATCCGGCATCCGGCCATGGTCAAGACCGACACGCGTCCCAGCGGTGCGAAGATGGTGCGCGGATGATCGTCGTCACCGAGCGCGGCATCGCGCAAAGCATTAGCACCCTGGCGCTGCTGGCGCGCCGTCTGGACAACGCCGAGCCGCTGATGCACCAGATTGGCGCGATGCTCAGTAACAGCACCGTCGAACGCTTCCACACCGCGAAAGACCCCGACGGGCAGCCATGGCAGCCGCTTAAGCCGGCAACCATCCTGCGCAAGGGGCACGACAAAATCCTCGTGGACAGCGGCGGCCTGATGGACAGCATCACCTTCACCTCAGGCCGCCTGTCGACGCGGGTGCTTGCTACCGACCCGAACCCCGGCAAGGTGGCAGCGCATCAATTCGGCAATCCGGCGAAGAACCTGCCGCAGCGCGCCATTTTTGGCCTCTCGGCCAAAGACCGCGAAGACATTAACACCCTCACCCTGCTGTGGATGGAGCAAGGCACATGAAAGAGAACTTCCTCGCCGCCGTATCGCCGGTGGCCGAACGTGTACGCGCCATCGCCAACCCGCTGAACATCGGTTCGGGACACGGGCCGGTCAACCATTGGGCGTATCGGGACTGAAGGCCGTCTGAAAAAACGCGGCCGGCTTCCCGATTCTGCCGGCCGCCGAAATGATTTACAATCCGCACTGTTTTCAAACCAAAGCCGCCGCTTAAATGCGGGGGCGGCATTTCAAGACAGGATAAAATCATGCAGATTACTTCAAAATGGATGGACGGTATGTGTTTCGTGGCGACCGACGAGGCCGGCCACAGCGTGGTCATGGAAGGTTCGGCGGCAGAAGGCTGCGTCAGACGCGGCCCCAGCCCGATGGAAATGCTGCTGATGGGCGTGGCGGGCTGCTCCCGCACGGACGTGGTCATGATTGTCGAGAAGCAGCGGCAGGACATCACCGGCTGCCAAGCGGCGGTAACGGCCAAACGCGCCGAAGAGCCGCC